CTTTACATGCTTCCAGACTTCGCCAAACATCTTTTCAATGACACGAGCGCCTTCAATCATTGGTCTTAGTTTGTCAAGTACGGCATTCCATCCGTATCTGAAGTCCTTCCACCATCCAGCCATCTTTGAAAACATTCCATCAACTGATTTAATGTTGTTATTAATCAAATCGGTTGACCATGTAGTCAGTTTGTCAACCATGCTGACAAGACCTTCAAGCATGGAGCCCATACCAAACTTCTGCGTATTGCCAGAAATTTTTACAAAACCTCTTCTTAGGATATTAAAGATGTCGTTGGCTGCTACTTTTACAGACTCAAGCATTGGTTGACCAACATCGCCAAACATATTCTTGAGTACGGTTAAGTAACCCTTCATTCTGTTAATAAGAGTTCCAGAAACTGCGTCAAACTGACCTTCAAGGTCGGCGGCTTTAGCAAGTGCACCGCTGGTTATGGCTTGCTCAAGACCCTTCTTCGTTGTAATTTTGAGGTCTTTAAAAGCCTTGTCAATTTTTTCTTTATCTGGGAATAACTGTTGAGCAGATGATTTTGCTTCAGAAAAAGACTTCTTTGAGTTCTGAAGGATTGCAATAAGGTCTGCAGCCTTTTGAATGCCTTCTTCAATCGGCTGACCAGCAGAAGCAAAGTCCATCAAGCCTTTAAGCGTCTTCTGGCTTTGTGCCGTGAATGTTGATGTCTTTGAAACTGTTGCGTAAGCCTTGTTAAGGTTCTCAACGCCGACTGTTGCAAGAGAGGCGTCTGTATAGAGCGTTCTCATGACTTGTCTTGTCTGGTTGAGACCTGAGCCAAACTCTGGAGCGCTCTTTGTCTTGTAAGCAAACATTGCTGCTTGCTGCTCTCTAATAGCAGCAGCAGCGGTAGCAGCAGCCGCTACGACCGCCGTCATGCCAGCAGCAAGGGGGCCTAGAGTTGCCCTCATGGCTTTCATCGCCGCATTGCCAAGAACAAAAGCACCGTGGATAGCGACCATAGCCGCACCCATTGCAACCATTTCAAGACCAGCAAATTTTAAAGACATCGTTAGCGCTTTTAGACCAACAGAGCCAACAGTTCTGACAATCTTGTCAAACTGGTCAAAAGACTTTTTCCACTTATTTACAACAGTGGTAATCATCTCTCCGCTAGAACCAGAAGTGCTTGCTAAACCTCTTGTTCTGCTATCAATGCTTTTGATAGAACTTTCAACGCTTCTTAATTGCGCTTTGGCCTTAGCAACGCCGTCAACATCAATCTGAATCTCAAGTTTTGCTTCAGCCATCGTTGCTCCAGTAATTCGCTAACGGGCAGATTTTTGCGCTTTTTGGCGTTCTTTTTCCTGCTCTTCGCGGTCGTTACTAATAACTTTAGCACAGGCAAGCCTTATCAACCATTCATCTTCAGAGCAGTCTAAAAGCGCTATTGGGTCCGTCCCAAACAACTCGCCCATACGGGCGGCTGATACAACTAAGGAGTCGTCAACTAGTTCGTTGAAGACTCCGTCGTAGGGTCCGATGTATCAATAGTGTCCGAGTATCCAGCAGCGTCAAGAATCGCAAGAGCGGCTGCTTCAAGGTGTGGGTCAACTCCGAAGAATGCACGAACAGCCTCTGGGATTGGTCGTGTTGCTTCTGTCATTTCAAGAATGTGCGGAGATGCAAAGTTGAGAGAATAACCATTTTCGTCAAACACTTCTTCGTCTTCAATACAGACACCAACAGTGGTGCTACCAATCACATAGCACGAGAACTTGATTGAGTCCATGCCAGCCTTTGTATCTTCACCAGAGTTCTTACGCCAGTTGCGAAGTTGATTCTGCGTGATGTTTGGGCTGATACGAAGAGAAACGCCTGGTCTTTCTGGCACTTCAAGGCGAACTACTGGTCGCTCTACCTTCTTTTGGATTACTTCCTTGAGACGGTTGAGCACATTTGGTTCATCTACCTTCGGCAAAGATGGCTGCTTTGGTTCAGCCTTCTTTGGAGAATCTGGTTCTGAATAAAGAGAGTTGTTTTCTGTCATGCCAGAACATTAGCACAGCATGTATCTACTGGTGCAAATAACCAGTAAAATGTTGTACTAAATCAGACTACGCCTTGAACTGAGAATGTCATTGCGAATGTTGCTGGAGCACCCGATGAAGAGTCACCGTCTGGTTCGGTAATTCCGACCAAAAGGCACTTTGAGTAGGTGCGAGCAAGACCCTTAACCTCAATGTCGCAGTCATATGTGTTTACGATGATGTCGTAATACACGCGACCTACAAGTGGTCTCAGTTCCTTGAGTTTTGCTGCAATTCCGTTTCCGTCATTTGCGACAACAGCATCATCGTCATAATGAGCCGTCAGCGTGATGTCTCCAATTTCTGCAGGAGCACAAAGCACTTCTGGAAACTTTGCACCACCAGGATAAATCTTTTCTACCGAAGCAGTGATTTCTCCACCAGAAACTTGAGCAAACTTAAAGAGGTTCCACTTAGGTGATGAACCAGCGATTGGAACAATCTCTGCAAGGATTTGTCTCTGTGATACTTTTGCCATTTTATGCTCCTAGTTATACGGTAACTGACGATGTGAGGTTTGACTTGATGATTGTTACTTCAATCTTGTCGCCAACAGAACTTACTCTGACTCCGAGTTGAGCCTTGATTGTTCCTTCTGCAAGTTGTGCAGTTGTATTAATTGAAGAGTCACACTTAACCGAGTATCCAGGGTCAACGAGTCTTCCATTAACATCGTACGCTTCGTAGAGTGCTCCGAGTGCCTTCATTCTTTCGCAAATTGCTGTCAATCTTCCTTCAATAGAAGCAAACAATCCGCCACGACCATCAACAACTGCAAACACAAGGTCTTCCATTGATGCGTTGGCCTCAGACACAACACTATTGATGGTGTCTTGGATTGTAATAAATCTGAAGTTGTCAGTATCTGTTGAGAGTGAGCGAGCACCATAGATTCTGATTGAGTTAGCAATCAAACGAATTGCGTTCACATAACCTTCGTCAAGCGAATCACCAAGAGTTCTGTTGACATCAACTTCAACACCATTTACGAATCTTGCGCTTGATACAAGACCAGCATATGGCTGATGAGGACCAGTCTGGTTATGGGCAAGAGCACGCTTGCCAGCAGCAAATCCAACTGGTGGGATAAGTCTATTTACGCCAGCAACATCAGTTGGAACATAAACCCAAGGATAGTAAAGGGCTGCATGCTCTGAGTGGTCTTCTGCTGCGAGCGTTGCTGCTGAACCTGTTGGGTCAGCGGCAGCCTCTTCCAAGTGAAGGATAGCAATTCTATTGTTTGCATTTGCATGAACAATAAGGTCTGTTGCAATTTCATGCGTCTCTGGACAAGCAACTGCGCCAGGTCCGTATGAGTCAAGGAACAAATCAAGAGCATCAATATAAGCAGTGAAGTCTGTATCAACAGTATCGTCACCTCTATCGTCAGCGCCGTCCGTAAATGAACCAGCACCAAATGCAGTTGCAGAAGAAACCTGCGGCATGTCGTCTGTCAACTTTGTTGCTGACATGTACTTTGATGCAATAGCGCTGTTGTTGATTGCGTTAACAAGAGCGACTGCTGTTGCCTTGTTACCAGTCTGATAAACAAGAACATCGTTGTAATACAACTTGATGTTTCTCAAAGAATCAGAGGCGGTCACAACGATATCCATATCGTGAGCCCAATCTCCAGGGCCGTTTGCCGTCAAACGAATACAGTCAGAACCGCCAACACCGCCTTCATTGAGGACATTGGTTGCAGTTGTCGCATCTGGTCCAACAACTCTTGCGATGTAGCACTGCGTGCCACCCTCTTCAAAGAATGTCTGAACTGTTGGGTGAAGATATGCATAAGTAACATATGTTCCAAATGTTTCTTCAAACTCAGCAAGGCTTGTTACGAGAACTGCCTCATCTGCTGGTCCGCGCTGAGCAAGGCCTACAAAAAAGGCCTGTGAAGAGTTGCGAACAGTTGCGCTTGTTGGGCCTGTTCTTACTGCTGTTGTAATTGATACGCCTGGCATTGGACCTCTCTTAGTGGTTACAGTTCATCTTTTGACGATGAACCGTCATCGTCCGATAAACCTAATTGTACAGAAACTTGCTCTTCTGAGTCTGCAACTGTTGTGAAAGTTTCTTCTTGTTTTTGTTCTTCTTGCTTTTGTTTCTTAACTTTTGCCTTAGGAGCGAAAGATTCAACAATGTTCAACTTATTATCTTTAATTGCCTTAAGGATAGTTTCGTTGTCTTCGCAAGAAAATGCTTTGTCGCCTGGATACAGGTTTACTGATGGCGAACCTATAGAAATGGGTCTCCCAGTAACATTTGATACGACAATGTACCCAACGCCATCTGAATCAAAATCTGTTTGGTCTTTGATTTTTTCAACTTTGTGAATGTGTGTCATATTTACTCCCATAAACCGTATTTAGTGTACATCATGCCATTATGGCGTTCTGTCTAATGTGCTTAATTCAATGTCAACTGCTGAAACTGTCCCAAGAGGCATTCTGTCTACAACTTCGTCAATAGATAAGTCATAAGAAAGGTACGCTCCAGCCATCACTCTGTCGCCTTTTAAGAGGGTTAAATCGGAGAACTGCTCCTGCATCGTTGATTCATCAATCGTGGCCTTAAATGTGTTCTGAGGGTCAGTAGCCTTCATACAGGGGTAATCAAGCAGGGCTGAGCGGACTACCGTTGTAAGCCTGTCTCGCATGAGCGTCGCTTCCTCTGACCCAACATCCCTAACCCACACATATGTGCGCATTGAATAGTTGACTCTATAAAGAGGGTTTGCTCCGCTATAGCCAATTCTTTCCATACGATTTGTTGACATGGCAACAGTAATGATGGTTGGCCAAGAATCAAGGGCTATCGGTTCGTAGATAAAGAACGAAACAGGCGTCGGCAAGACAACATCATCAAGATTCCATCCGTTTCTGTAGTTGATTATTCTTGTAGGAATGTCAACTTTAAGATAATTATTTACATATTGCTTTGCAAAATGAGCGCCAAACATCAAGTCCATTAGTTTGCATCCTCAACATGGTCCGAGATGTATTCAGCAAGTTTTCTAGCAAACATAGGAGGTTCAAAAATAATCTCTCTCTTTGGCATGCTCCATGTTCCATATTGATGAAATTTGGCAACTTTTGCATCTGTTCCAAATCTTGCATTGTTCTTATTAATCTCTCTAACGCTGAACTTTCTGATAGTCCTAAATAGGTTGCCTGACTGCACAAGGGTTGGTCTTCCAGGGTAATTAGCAGACTTCCATGCACCGTATTCGGCATCAAGAGGTTTCCATGTTCCACTTCCATTAGAAGAGAAGTGCTTTGTATAAATGTCAGATAGTTCTTTTTCTGCTTTTCTAAATACAGGCCTAAGGTCGCCAATCGCTTCCCTGATATTTTCAGAAGCGTTTAAAACTGCGTCTTTGTCAACTTTTATGTGAATGCGCACTTTATGCCACCCTTGAGCGCTTATACTTCTTTACAGATAGAAGTTCTCGCTCTGTGAACCCAGTCTCAAGAGGGGCAACATTTCTTGATTCAAGGTCTTTGATGCCGACAACATCATCA